ATTTGTGCTGACTACATCTGGGATAACTTCCTCAACCTCTTGGGCGATTACACCGACCTCTGAGTTGCCGTTCTCAATCCAATCGAATGAGACACCACGCAATGCTTTCACTGCATCTAGTGATCCTGTGAGGGTTTCTACGTTGGTCTTTAGGGTAGCGTCTGAAGTGGTGTTGAAGTTGGCTGCGTTTACTGTGCCGCCAAAGTGACCGTCTTTAAATTTAGACCCTGATGCGCCTAAATCTCTTGAACCATTTTGAGTTGCGCCACTCTCTGAGCAAGGTAAAACTTGAGTGCTGTTAAACCTCAAACCAGTACCATCCTGTGAAGCAATGAAGAAATCCGTGTTGTTTCCAATACTGCCCACAGTGGTGCCGTCTTTAGAAACCCTAATGATTTCACCGTCACTAGACAGTCTATTGAAGTCAGCGGCATTGCCTCCGTCACGAATTGAACTTTGCAGTCCATCTGAACGGAAAATATGCCCAGCAGTATTCTCATACTCAAGAGTAGTCTTACCCACCAGCAAGTTACCGCTGCGTGTCACCGTCAGTATGTCACCTGACGTATCAGAAGAAACAATATAAGATGTTAAAGGGTTATCATATCTTGTTCTAATAATTTCAGTGCCAGCACTATTTTCAAAACCAATAAAGCTATCATTTGCACCAGAATTGCCAGTACCCATGCGAATGGTCATACCAGCATTGGTTCCACTTCCAGCATCTAGCTCAAGAAGATTACTAGGCGAAATCGTCCCAATGCCCAAACTCTCAGCACTAGCATCCCAGAAGAACTTTGCAGTGGTGCCTGTGTCCTCATAGAAGCTGATGTCGCCTGTTGAGTGCTGAATGCGGAAACGATCTTTTCGAACAGTTTCAGCATCATTCTCTGTTTGTATATAAATAGAGCCGCCACCAGCCGTCATTCTTGTGTGCAAGTCTGTCTGATCTGTTTCTGTAAATCTTAGCGTTGGTGAGGTAGCTGATAGTTTTGCATTCCCATCCACAGTCAGCCCATCGCTGGTCAAAGTCCCTGTGATGTCCAGATTACCTGTCATAGTATCGCCAGACTTAGAAACCTTAGTGCCGATGTTGGTTGCTGTAGTAGTCGCAAAGTTAGGGTCATCACCCAATGCAGCCGCTAGTTCATTCAGCGTATCTAGTGTCGCTGGTGCGCTATCTACAATCCCTGCAACCTGAGTATCGACATACTGCTTTGTTGAAGCCCCTAGTGCCGCTGTTGGGTCTGCATTCAGGATAAGCGCACCTGTCATAGTGTCGCCTGATTTGCTTACTTTTGTTGTTAGATCGACAGTTGACCAAGCGTAGTCTGAACCGTTCCAACCAAGGTATTGACCAGAGGATGCACCAGATACGTTGATATGTGCGTCAACTAGTGGCTCTACGTTAGCTGCGTCAGTGACATCTGCGCTTGCTTCAATGCCATCCAGTTTAGTCCCGTCTGTTGCTACATCGCGCCCGTCTACCGTACCAGTGACAGTGATATTGCCTGTGACATCAATGCCAGCACCAAAATCAACATTGCCTGTAAATGCACCGCCAGAAGTAGGAACGGCATCCGCAATGCCGAAGTATTTAAACGCTGTGACGTTCAATTCATCAGATACCGCTGCGCCACTTGTCAGTGTAACCGTATCGCCGCCAGAAACCGTGTAATCGGTTGTTTTTTCTAGCGTTACACCGTTGAGCGTAACAATGATGTTGTCTTCTAAGAAGTCTAGCGTGTTGCCGTTGTCATCCGTGCCAGTAAACGCTGTTTGACCTGATGTTGCAGTATAGCTGTAAACGTCCATGCTGCGGGTGGCTAAGTTGTCAATATCAACCGCCGCCATCGTGATAAACACTTCGACGTTCGTACCTGACAAATTCAACAGCGATCCTGTGCTGCTTTCAATCAGTGTGCGCGATAGTGTGGTGCCAGTGGATGTATACGTCCCTGTACCGACTTCCCAATCATTGCCATCTGTGATTGTGTAGCGTACTTCGTTGCCATTAACGATGCCGCCATCCGCAAACGATTGAAACCCTGCAACGGCAGAGCCAAGGGTAATCGTGCCAGTGCCAGTTGTGCTGGTTGTGACCTTTACGCGGTTAGCAAATTTTACTGCCATTACAGCCCCCTAAATTAGCTTGGATCAGGGATGCCGATGTCCAACGCTTCAAGTGAGAATGTGTTGCCTGTTGTTACGCTCTGTGACGCTGTAAGTGCGCCCGTAACAAGTAAGCGTGAATTTGACGTATCAACAATCGCATAATGCGTTGCTGTACCCGTGCCAGTGATAGAACCATCAGAAATAGCTGCCATTGTGACTTTACGACCACCGCCTGTGCGATCTGTAGGTGCGCCAATAGAAATGCTTGTCTTGTTGCCAAGAGTGTAAGTCGATGTCGCCTCTGCGTAGGTTGTCGCTTCTTGTGAGGTTAAGTCAACACGGTTAGCTTCCGTATCTAAAACAGTTAGACCGTTGTCTAGTACGCGATCTGCAATGCTTGCCATTAGTAACTCCTAATCGTTAAACGACGACCTGAACCGCTAGATTTTGCCTTGTCGCTTTCCATGTTTATAGCATCTATTGCGCTTTGATACAACGCTGCCCATGTCTGCATACGGGCATCTTCACCCAAGAATGGCGCAGAATGGATCAAAGAACCATACAAATACGCATCTGCATGATATTGCAGAACCCAATTTGATGTATTGCTAGTCGTTAGCGCAGGTATTCTACCATAATACACCATTTCTAGCGTATAATTGGCATCTGGCGTTGGGAACGCCTCAATTGATCCGTCTGTAATCGCATAGTAACGTGGCTTGCCCTGCGTGTCAGACGTAATCTCACGGCGCGACATCAATTCGCCCTGACCCACTAACTCAAGCGCATGTGGCGGGTTTGCCTGAACCTGCAAACGGATCGGCTCAAGAAAATCTGTCGGTAACGCGCTATATTGCGTATCTAGTATAGCCGTAGATCGACGTTCCATGCGCCAATGACGCACCAAACGACCCATGTTGACCTCTGCTAAGTCAATGAATGTTTTGATCCGCTCTGTCTGGTCATCACGATCCAGAAAGTCCGCAATAACCGTTTGTAGCTCTGAGTATGTGGTAATTGGCATTTATTCTTCCTCTTGCAGCGCTTTTTGCGTCATCATAGCAGCTATTACCCACTGTGGCGCACTCAACTTTTTAGCTTGCTTAATTAATGCGTTCGTAACCTTGCCCTCTGATAACACTTTTTGTGTAAACGCCAAAGCTACATCACGGCCCTGTGTTCTTTCGACCTCTAAAAATGTTCCGATAGTATCAACATCAATTGGCTCTACTGGCTGCTTTGCAATCTTTGGAGACATTTCTAGTTGTTTATACACGGCGCTATCCATCAATAGGCCGCCACGCGCTCCACCAGTTTTTTGGCGTTGAGCTTCTGAAAGATTGCGCATCAAAAGATTTGCAGGTATGCCGCGACTTTCTGCCAGATATGTATCTGCATTACCTACCTTGTCGTAAGCCGCCTGATATGTTGTGGACATTTCTGGCGTAGCTTCAAAAATTCCCTTTTCCAAATCAGGGTAGAAACCACGATAACCCATAGTCCCCCAATCCATACCAAGCTGTTTTGTATCTGCTACTGCTAAACGCGGGTCACTTACCTTTGGCAATCCCCATTTTTGATATTTAGCCTTATCTAAACCTTTCAGAAACTCTCCGCGATAAGCGCCCGCTGGAAGCCCTTCAATATAATCCCGTATTGCGTTTGGGTCTCTCACGCTTGGAAAATCTTTATAAGGATATACGGTTTTACCACTAATCTGCGCACTCATGTTTCGAATGTTTTTATCGATTTCATCATAATCTTTTGGGCTAATGTTGTCATGTGTCCGCGCAAACAATCTTCCGTATGTTTCACCACTATGCATGGCAAAATCACCAGATTTCTCACCCATCATTGCTGTCATGAAGTAAGGGTCTTTTGTCCGTTCAGCTTCTCTCAATTTCGATGCCGTTGGGCCTTTATCCCCCGCGTAGGCTTGGTTTGGTATATCTATAAACTCAAAGCCAGCATAACTCCTGATAGGATCATCAGAAAAATCAACATCGTTAATACGCACAATATCGTGGCGACCTGAGTTGTCTCCAACAATCGCCATAATAGTTTTACCCTCTAAATTTTCTATCCCATCACGCACTGTTGGCGGTACACCCTTACCTGTGGGCCTGATTACGCTGGTATGGGATGAAAGTGCAGTGGGCTTTTGTGACTTTATGTTTGTTGTATTAGACATAGGAATATATGGTTCTCCCGTCACATATTCTTGCACTGTAGGTGTTTGTGCCAATTCTTCTGCCAATAACGAACCATCACGAACTATTATGGGCCTGTCATCAACAGCATCCGCGCCAACACCCACGGGTACGCCGCCCTCATAGAATGCATCTTTCACGCCCTCTAAATCACCTTCTGCAAGTGATCTGGTTGCATATTTAACATCAGATAAAAGATAAGGCGCACGGGCTGCTATGGCAGCTTTTGCAGGGGCTGTGAGCAAAGATATCGCACGACCTTGTGGGCTTACACCTACAACCTCAAGTCCACCTAATATATCACGCGCTGCACGACTTTCATATTCGTCATTTGCTAGCAATTCAGCTACCCCAGCCACAGCCTTTTGACCACCACCAACAGCGCCTAACATCGCAGCGTTAACCAAATCTGCTGGGTAACTTAGAACATTACGATAAACGCCCATTTCTTCAGGCAAACTGTCCGCAGCTACTGTACCAGCATTTTCCAACAGGAAACGTGCCGCAGCTAGTTCATCATTCCCAAACTTAGACATAGTGTCACCGAAGTAACCTGCCTGACGGTCTTCTTGTGTTGGCTTACGGCCTAGCAAATAATCAATAAAGTTATAAGCCATCGCGTTCTTCCCGCTCTACTTTTGCAAGATAATCCATGATTTCTGGTGACATCAAACCACCAGCCACTGACAAACCAAGTTGTGGCCCATAGGCATCCTGAAACTTGGCAAACCTACTGCGCAACACCGCTAAGTCATTTACTGGCCTGTCAACTAGCATAATCTGACTTACGCTACCAGCGTCCTCTACCGCATTGATGTATGGTACATTCGTGTACCCAGCCGCTGCCAAATCACGCCGCAATGCTGTGGCTACATCCGCACGATCTTCTATCTTGTTGTCTTCGGCGTATTGATTGACAAAATCACGCAATTCAAATTCAGTCCAAGGTTCACCATTGGGCTTTGTGAAAGGTTTATCAGTACGCGCTAATAACGGTAATGTTGTTCCAGTTTCAAACTGCGGCTCACCGTTCACCATTGCACCGTAATGACCATGAAAACCACGATCCAATGCAGCCTGTTTTGTTCCAGCATGTATGCCTAAACGATCAATTGCACTACCATGAAAGCCACGATCAGGGTTCATAATGTCATCATCAATGCTCTTAGAACGCGTGTAATGGTACAGTTCCTCATTAAACAGGTTCTGCACCTCTGGCTTCGGCTTTGTCGGCTTTGGCATATCCTTCACAGCCTTTTTGGCTGGCTTTGAAAGAAACTTTAACAGGTTCATCTTAGCCCCTCACCGATTTCTTTCCGTGGCATTAGTACATTCCCAGCAGTGACCGTGCGATATTGCGTTTTGGCTTCATGTTGCCGCGACTATCATAAACGCTTGGCAATGGCGGCGGTGAAATCAAACCGATTTTGCTATAGTCTGTTTTTGTTGGATATAGCTCACGCTCACCTTGCTCCCCCGCAACCAAGTTAGCAAATTCACTGTACTGCCCAGCGCCCTCAAAGCGTCCACCTGATGCCTGTGGCCCGCCACGATCCCGCATATCCTTTAAGTCACGGTAGCCAATGTCAGCACGATCTACTAGGTAATTCCCTTTCTCATCCTTTGCACGGGCCATACCAGATGGTCTTATCTTCAGAGCGTTGCCGATCATGGAAATAGGCCCACCCCCGTAAAACGCTGTGCCATATTTGTCTTGACCGCCACCGTCTGTAGCATCCTGAAACGCACTTACCCAACGATACATTCCATCTGGGTCTTGGTTCCAGTAACCGAAGTTGCCATCGTTGTTGTATTTTTCAACTTGTTCATTGATCAAGTCCATGTCTTCGACAGGGTCTAGCGCTTTAGACTTAATGCCCCCCTTACCAGCGCCACCAAGAATGCTTCTAGCTTGTGGAGCGGCACCAGATACTGGCTGAACACCAGCGGCGACACCATTTACAGGCGCACCATATTTCTCAGTCCACGAAGTGCTGTTACTCAATATCTTATTCGCAAGAGGGCCACCTTGTAATGCCAAGGCCGCATTCCGCGTATCTGTGATATTACTGTCGTAACTTGCAGAGGCGTTCATTGCCGCCATTTGTTCTTGCGTTAGAGGCATTATTTTTTCTTCCCGTGTTTGAGGCCACAATAGCACACTAGGCAATCCCGCGCAAATTCCTTCTAATGGGCGGCCCCCATTGCTGCGTGGGACTGTATCCAACAGCTAAGTATCTAAACGCATCGGCACCGTGTGATGTCCAATCGTGAAGCGGTCTGCCACGCCATGCTTTGTTCTTTTCATCGAAGCCTCTGCGATACTGACGCAATGCCTCAATGCCCCGTGCGCACTTTTCTTCGTCAAACCAGCATCTGGCAAGCATAGATCGTGCGGCTTGTATACCGTCATCCACACTCAGCTTCGGCGCAATCTCAATGTTCCGTATGCCCAGCGCGTCAAGTGTTTCAAGTCGGCTCTTTCCCGTACCCAATTCTTTGACCTGAACATCGTGCGGCAGAATGTGTTGTTCATAGTGGTATGGTTTTTCCGACAGAACTTTCGCATAATGATCTAAGCCAACCCCGCTGTTTTCGTAGTAG